TGTCTTTTCATCCACCTGTGGCCTACCAGATGGGGTGAGTTCCGACCATACAGCACCCTTAGCTTCAAGTCTTTCTGCCACCTGTTGCCGTGATCCGGGGTTGAACACCGTGACCTTATCCTTGAGACGCTTGCCCGTCTTCTCTGACCACCTCTCTTCGACAATTGGTGGGAACACTTCCTGTAACTCTTCTTCAATAGCATACATACGCTCCTTGAATTTAGCACACAGTGTGTGACACAGCCGCTGATCCAGTAGCCACCCGTTGTCCACCTGTCCCTGTACGATCCACTGCACCTCGTGCTCTAGGTCAATACTCTCCTTAGAAAACCCGTCTAGCTCCACCAGTAGCCTGCTGTACACAGCCTCTGTCACCTCTGCGTCACGGATGCAGTAGTCGATCATGGCTGGCGTAAGCTGGCTCCAATCATCGTGGTCACCCTTTGGGAATCCTAAGATGTTGCCCCAGTTCCGTAGTGAGTGACCACCAGACCGACTAGGATCAGCTAACCTAGATAGCACTAGAGTGTCAGTGACCAGAGTCCTGTCAAAAGTAAAGTCCCAAAGACGCTCAACCACAGGAACATCAAAGCCAATTCCGTTATGGAATATGAAGTTAATCGGCGCTTTACGCGATACATACGATTTGAAATCTTCTTCATTACATATTACCTCGCTCTCTCCGTTGTGTCGGCACACTGCACACCAGATAGTTGTGGCGTCCAGACCGTCAGTTTCAATGTCACAGAAGACTACATTCAAAACTCTGTCTCCGGTGGGTTAGGGTTGGCGCACTCGTGGATGCGTCCAGTAAACTTATCGTACCGTAGCCAACAGGCGGGACCAGTTTCACCAGAGTAACGATTCTTTAGGATACGTACAGTCGTTGTATTCCTAATGTCTTCGTCCTGATGCTGTTGGTCACGCTCCATGCCTATGACAATATCAGAGAGTTGAGCAATACTCTGGCTACCCCTGAGATCCTGCAGGCTGATCCTGCCGCCGTCCTCGTGTGCTGTGCCAGAGCTACGCCGTAGGTGTGACACGAGAAACAATGTGATCCCTGTCTCAGCAACCAGTGTGCGTAGCTTGGTCATAATCTCATCTATAGCTTTCCGTTCGTCCCCGTTCTCTTGAGAAGAAACCACGATTGACAAGTGGTCGAGGATGACATAGCGGCAGTCGCAGGCCTTTGCCATGTGCCGTACTCTTGAAAGAAGCTCGTCGGCTGATGTTGACCCCCAGTGATCGAACAGGTAATAACGTCCAGACCCCATCGTTGCTTCCCAATGAGGTCTAAGCTCATCAACAGGCGAGTCTTCCTCCAAGTGGAGCCGCCTAGATGACGCCACCGACATAATTCCCAAAGCTGTTGTTGCAACGTCCTCCTCCAGTGCAAGTACACCGATGTTGGCGTCTGTGCGTTGGAGCAAATCGTACTCAAGTTCTCTGATAAACTGGGATTTTCCCATACCACTACCGCTTGTGATAGTGACAAGTTCGTAAGGCCTGTGTCCTCTTGTGATTTCATTTAGTCCGTCCCACGGGTACGGTATACTCTGTACTTGACGCTTGTTGACCAGCGCCTCCCATGTGTCAGCACCAGCGATAATGCCGTCCGGTCTGTACACCTTTGCGTCCCACCAAGATTGTGTAAACTCCTGCACCCTGTTAGCCATGAGCATCTCACTGGCGTCCTTTAGGGGCAGTGTGCATATCTTCAGCTTGTTGGGACTAAACAGATCCTTGATCTGCTCTACTGCTAACTCTCCTGCCTTATCTTGGTCAAAGCAGAGCACTATGTTGTCGTAGCCCTCCAGCCACTCTAAGTTTTGCTTAACCTCCTTTGCCGCACTCCCAGCACCAGACCGTAGAGACACCACATCGTACTTCTGTCCGAACATCTCGTAGACAGACATGGCGTCCAATTCGCCCTCAGTGATCGTGATAAACTTACCCCTACCACGGCACTGCTTCTGACCAAACAGCCCCACGTTGGACATAGTACCCGACGATAGAAAGTCTTTGGTCTTGACTACGCGAGACTTAGCGGCTACTAGCTCACCTGTGTCTACGTCATAGTACGGGTAGTAGTGCCTAGCGATCTTACCGTTGGCATCGTACTCTACTGTAACCTGATAGTGCTTCACGGTTTTAGCAGACAAACGCCTTTCGGTAATCTCAGCTACCACTCCACCCATGTTTAGGTTACTAGGTGTTGACACCTGTGTTTCCTCTCCTGTTTCACCGTTTACGTGATAGTCACAGTCGGCAGAAAAACAGTGACGGCCCCCGTTAGAGTAGACCGCCACATTGTTCCTACTACCGCACTTGGGACATTCCTCGTGGTGTAGGAATTTAGAGTCCATCAGAAGTCAACAGATTCTGCCGATGGTTCCGCTTCCTCTAGCACTTTCACAGCCTCCAGATATACAGGAGTACCATGTACAGGGTGTGCCGGTCCTGTCTTGTACTTCAGACGTACACGGGAGTTATACGGCACTTCCCCGTTGTACGAGTTACCCTCTGCATCGTACATGCCGATGTTGTACTTAGACTTAAACTTACGCTGTTTGTTGCCTTCGTAGTCCTTGATCTTGACACCCTGTGATGCTAGGGTAGCCGCATCGTCCTCTGACATGGTGATAGTCATTGAGTACGTGCCGGTGTCCTGACCGTTGTACACATCAGTTTTGGTGACGTTTGAGAAGTTCACCGTACCTTCGATAACTTGACTTGTCATATTGGAATAATCTCCGTTTGTTGAAATAAGTTCCCGTAGGAACACCTATAGTATCTCACGTTCAGAGTCTTTTGTCAAACCCTTTTTACGTGATTGGTACTTTTTGGCATCCTTTTTCCTGTCCTTGTGTGCGCCTCCCTTGTTGTGATCGTGCTTGGCTACAGGATTCCATCGCCTAACTTTAGTAGTCATAAGTCCTCCTGTAGTACTAATGTAGTATTACTCTTTAGTTTAATTCTTTAGTTAATCTTCTTTAGTAATACTTAAGTATATATTATCATAGTTTTCCTGTAATGTCAACACCTCATCCTGTGTAATATTACCGTCAATTTCTATTGACTCCATGTTCTCTAGCTCCCAATGAGTAGAAATAGACACAGCCAAACAATCTGTACACAGGTCATAGTGTACACCCCTAGCGTCTTTCTTCAGTGCTTCAACGTCATCTAATATAACGTCACATGCCTTGCATCTCATCCGTTGTCCTCCGGTCCAAACACTTGTGCGTATGCTTTGCATAGCTCGTTGTAACTCTTGGCCCTGTAGCGTTCCCTGATGACCCCACGGGCCAGAGACACCACCGTGGCAAAGTCTATAAAGTTAAACTCAAACTCTGTCAGGTCTTGAATCATCTGCTCCTGTGACAGATCAGGTTCGTTGTAGTTATACATTTACAGGTCCTCCTCTTTCGGTACTGTGTCAGTCCAGTGATAGGTTAGGGCTATGTACACTGCTATTGGAATCCACAATGGCGCAGTTACAAGCGCAAACAGCACAGCTAATACTCTATACATATCAATCACCTAAAAACACATCTGCTAAAATAAAAACGACTAGTGTTCCGACCACCAAGTATATCACACTGCCTCCCTGCCGTACCATTTCATAGGGATACCACGGGCGTCCCAATCGTCTGCTTTGTAATTGTAGTACACCTGATAGCCTAACACAGCGTCATCGCGTTTGCACTCGTCTGGCATACACTGTGGTGGATCAGTGAAGTCACCGTCAGGAATGCCTCTAGGAGCGCGTGAGAGCGTCTGTGCGTGGTTTTCTATTGTCTTGTGTACCTTACCATAGCGCCTGAAATACTCCCAGCCTAGAGCGCCTAGGTGCTTTTGTAGCCAATAATAGTTTTGCCAGTTTTGCCTAGCCCAGACTGCACTAGGGTGGTTCTTGTGCGTAGACTTGTACGCAATCTGTCCACCGTCAAGCTCGTTGTGTGCCGTAGAGAGTAGCTGTGCTGTCTCCAGAATCATTTTTACTACGTGACGGTCACACTGTAGCCTAGCGGCCTCGTGTGGATCACGGTCTAGGTAAAATATGTTCACTTGTCGTCCCCCTGTATGCTTTCGTAGCACCAGACATGGTAACACATATCGTGTTCATCTGTCACCATATCAAACTCGTGGTGTACAGTCTCGTTACAGTATTCACATTCCATATTAGTCCCCGTGGTCAGTCGGTAGATAATCTTCACCCGCTAAAACTTCATCCTGTATTATACTTTCAAAGTACTCCACGTTCCAGCCCTCGCGTAAATCTCTGTCGCCTACTGTGATCTTGTCAATGGTCAAAAGATCCTGATAGTCATCTCTGTCTAGCGTCCAGTGAATAACTACGTCAAGCGTTGCCCATTCACAGTCTACCTGTGTTTCCGTTTGGTGTTGTCCGTATCGTGTAGACATTTATAATCCCTCTTCACTAAATATTATCCAAGCGGCTATTACTAGACAGCCCATGCCCCATATCCATATTACGTCAGTTTCCATTAGTCAATCCCTCTCGTATGCCTTGTACTCACTCATAACGCTTAGACGTACCACTACACAGTCTAAGTCAGAGTGTAACCTAATGTGTTCTATCATGCAATCCCTAGCGGCCCATTCATCCGTGAATACTCCCTCTTCATACCACTTGCCATTATTTTCACTCCTATAGTACAGGGCGAACGCTGGATAGCCCTTGTCGACTGTGTCACTCTCAGACCCTACCAATTCTGCAATTTTCATACTAGTACCCTCCTGTTAACCTGATACTCAGGTCTTGATCGTCTGCCTCAAATGTTAAGCCTAACACGACCAGTTTGTAAATGCCCGCATAAAATGCGTCATCTGTCTTGTAACATATTACCATTAGTCAAACCTCCCGATTTTAGTCTCGCCGGTATCGTTATCACGGATCGCTGTGATTGAATAAGGGTAGCAGTACATAGTAAACCTGTCAAGGTATCCTATGGTGGCATACGGTTGCAAGTCTGGATCATCTGGTGACTGATACGCGCCACAGTCTGCCACAGTCCCGCCAAACGGGTACTGAAATCCCCCGTAACCATATATCTCGTCCATCGCCTGTGTCACCTGCTCTAGTGTCTCGCCCTCCTGTGTAGCGTGGATAAAAAACTCTGGTATCAGTCCTAGGTACTCCCGTGTGATCTCTGGGTATACCTTAGATGGGTCCCACTGTACGCTGTAATCTTTCATAATCCTGCCTCCCGTAGTTTGTCCTGCATCTGTGAATTGCTTACGTGGTCATCAAACATTTGTGGCACGTTTATGCCCCACCATAAATTCGCACCATCTGAATCTAGCGTGGCGAATGAATCTTTAGACGCGTCCACTAACACCACTTGTTTCCACATTCCCGAAATCTTTACCCAATCCCCTACAAATACAATCATCCTGTTACCCTCTCGCTATTACGTTTCGCTGTCGCTTTTCCATTGTGCGCCCGTGTCCTATGTACGTGACCACGGATACGCTCTTATCCCAACAGGCGCGACACTTGTCACACTTGCCTTGCCTTGTGTATGCCTCGCACACTACACTACCCTGTGGCACTGTGTCAAGCGTTGCAATGGTAGACGTAGTGCTACCCTGTATAGTCTCACCTGTAATGCTGTCGGATGACAGACGGACTACCACGTTTGACAGTGCTTCCAGACGCGCCAGCACTAGCCCAAACTTTGCAAACTTGTGCATCCGTGTCGGTATCCAGTGACGGACCCATGGCGTTCTCTCGCAGACTTCTAGGATTTTCCTAGCGAGTCTAATGTCATACATGTCGCCAGAGTCAAACCATCTGAAATAGCGGTCATTGTCTAACTCTGTCACCATGTCACCCACCCAGCTATCCCGCTTCCAATCTTCCCGGTTATGCTCGCGTGGTGCTTTAACATTCTTGAAACGGTAGTTACCCGTTGTCGCATAGCATCCTGAACAAGCGGGAACCAGTGCGCCTGTGGCGTCTCTGGAAGCCGGACATGTGTCCAACGCTTGCAGTGACCATGATCTACACGGCATCTTTGATGCCTTCGATAGTTTTAACATGGGTATATCTCCCGTGATTGGTTTAGCAGTAGACCCAGAGTGTAACCTAGGCCTACCACTAACGCAACCTCCTATAGTCTTAAAAGTTTAGCTGATACCCAGCGAGGGAACCAGAGTTTTACAATCACTGGATACCGTATGTAAGGGTGACTCACTTCCCTCCGGAGTATAGACCACAGGCGCGTCTCGTGATCGTACTCCGCATAGTACCGTCCAAATATCTTTTGCATGTCTCTATCTCTCCCTATTCTACTAGTGCTTCATAAATTTCGTTTAACGCGAATTCAAAGTCAGCAGTGTCTAACGGTTCCCCGAACGCTTCAGAATCCCACCCATTGCGCCTTGCGCCTGTCATCTCCCCGTCCGTTACTGCCAGTAAAGACACCAGTACTTTGCGCTGTTGTTCTGTCAGTTTAATTGTGGTCATGTCTCTACATCTCCTGTGGTGTAATGTCGTTTCGATAGGTGCGGCACTCTGTCATGGTGACTTCATATCCTTCGCTCTTTGGAAACTTGTCACTCATAAGGTGCAACATGTCCAGCGCGTCTTCCAGAAGCATATTTGACATTGATCGCTCATGAGTCGCAAATAAATGCCGCCCGTTTTGTGATACGTTGATCTCATAACCCATGCTGTCTCTCCAATGGGGTGGCATGTGTTCCCCGTCGCCATGTGTGTATATTGGGGGATAGCGAGCCTGTTGTAAAGCGTAAATATTACCATAAATTCCCTGGGACAAACTGTTGACAGCACAGCCTGTTGTGTGCTTGCAATTCCCTGAAGTCCCTACCATAGTTTGCCCCGTGTTGTCACGTAAATATTACCCTTGACAGGTTAGACTGTTGTATGCTTGCGATTGGCTAGAGGGTCCAACACAGGCTCACACACTTGTCAACCCGTGTTTACCTGTGAATATTCCCAGTGTTGAAACGCTTGACAACCCGTGTCATCTGTGGTAGGCCTTTGGGCCTCGTGATTACCACAGTCTGCGCCTCGTGTCAACCCTTGGAGCCTGTGAATAATACCAATGTTTATCCTTGCAAGCGTGGTGGTCTTGTGTTAGACTGAAGGGTGGGCCTTTGTTTTGACACGGGGGGGAGGGGGTTGACTTGTGTTAATTATAGTTGTACCCTCTTGTCCACTTAAAAGGGTAAAATTAGCTAAAAAATAGGTAAAAAAGAGTAGTTTTAACCCGTGTACAACCTGTTGATTTACCTCGTGATTAAACACAGGGGCGGCTACAAGGGTAAATGTAGTGTCCCTATGTGTTACTTGTGACTTATTTACTACAAATAAAGCTTGACTTTTGAGTAAAAGTATGGTATAATAATAGGCAGATACTAGGATGTATTTAGTAGCACAGGTGTAGGGCTAAGTTTACAACTAAACCGTTCGTATAGATCCCCTCATCTGTTACACCTAGGCAGGGGACTCATGCGAACTAGCGTTAAACACAAGGATACAGGAGAATGTCTGGAGATGACACCCTAGAAGCCCAAGCAGAGGCTAGAAAAGAAGTAAATTTACGTAAGCGGTCTAGAGGCAGACCAAAAAAGAAAGAAATATCAGCTAAATCTAAGGGCGGCAGAGGAGTCCGTGGGCGTCCAAAGGGTGATGCTTCTATAATTAATGAGTACAAGGCTCGTATGCTAGCGAGTCCTAAGTCAGCTAAGGTACTAGAGACGATATTTGAGGCCGCACTCGACCACGACCACAAGAATCAAGCGGCGGCTTGGAAACTAGTAATGGACAGAATACTACCTGTTGGTGCATTTGAGAAAGAGGTGATAAAAGACAATGGAAGAAGTGCAATACAGATTAACATCACTGGTGTCGGAAGCACAGAAATTCTTGAAGGCACTACAGACGGAAGCACAATTGAGGGTGAGTACTCTCAAGAGTAGAATCTCTGGTTGTGACTGCGGTTGTAAAGAGTGTCGAGAGGAAGATTCTTGAGATACTTCACAGTAGACGAGTTCAACTGTCAACACACAGGCGAAAACAACATGGAGCCTGAGTTTATGGAGTTAGTAGATGAACTTAGAGATCGTTGTGGTTTTCCGTTTGTTATCACTAGCGGCTACAGGTCACCCCAGCACCCGATAGAAGCAAACAAAGATGTACCGGGAACCCATTCGCAAGGAATAGCGGCAGACATTAAAATAACTAACTCTGCCCAACGGTACACGCTAATAAAAGAAGCTTTGTCTATGGGTTTCGCTGGGGTTGGTGTCGCTAGTGATTTTATTCATGTAGATACACGGGGTTCTGCTCCGGTAATCTGGACCTACTGATTATGATTACTTTTCTAGGGGCTGATTGGTGTCCTGCTTGTGTAAAAACAAAGAAAACCCTAAAAGAACTCAACATGGCTTACAAGTACGTTGAGATACCTCCCGGTCAAGCTGGCTGGGACCTAGTGGAAACAATGACAGGTAAGCGGTCTATTCCACAAATATTCTACCACTTTGGTGGATCTAGAGATTTTAATGAAGCCCTAAATAGTATAGGAGAACTTGCTAAATGAAAGTCATTACAACAGCACTACTAACGGCGTTTCTCGCCCTCGCTCTGGGATGCGCCTCGACTAATGAACTGTACTACGAGTCAGTACAAAAAACTGCAGAAGCTAACTCACGGGCAATGCAAGCCAAGTTTGACGCCCTCTCTGCTATTGCTTCTTCAGGTGACGGTCAGGCCGCTAGTGCCGCTGTAATGGCTTTAGCTCTAACGAGCACCCCTCACTCACAACCTATCCCGCAAAAGTCTGAGGCTATTCAGTGGGCGTCTATTTTAGCGTCTCCTGTGACCTCTCTAGGCATGATGTGGATGCAAGCAGACTCAGCTAAGACTATGGCTCGCACGAACGCGAGAGTTGATCTAGCGCAAGTCAAGGCAGACGCTGAAACCCAACAAGCACTCTACGGCAGTTTTTCTGATATTTCTAACGCAGGGTTTACTGCCGTTGGAAACGTAGACTACATGCCTTTTGTTGACGGCATGGTTACTCTGGGAACGGCTGGTATTGACGGGGCTGTTAATTTAGGAAATGCTGGATTTGATTCTAACGTTACGTTAGGAACTGCTGGCATCACTGGTGCAGTTGACGTAGCTAACTCTGCGATTACCGGAGTAGTAAACGTCAGTACCGTAGGGTACGAAACAATGCTAACTTTGGACCAAGGCAACAACAGTTTGTATGGAAGTGTTATTACGGACTACACCGCCATGGTCCGCGAAATAATGAGTGGCATTAATAATACGTCTACTACCAGTACTGCTGAAAGCGCCTACGGGTTTGCCAAAGATTACTGATTTAAACGTACAGCTACTACCGTGGCAACAAGAAGTCTACTCTGATACCACTAGGTTCAAAGTAGTAGCCGCAGGCAGAAGGACAGGGAAGTCCCGCCTAGCCGCTTGGATGTTGATAATTAACGCCCTACAGTCCGATAAAGGACAAGTTTTTTACGTTGCGCCCACCCAAGGGCAAGCCCGTGATATCATGTGGCAGACCCTTATGGAGCTAGGACACCCTGTGATTGCGGGTTCGCATATTAATAACCTGCAGATCAAGCTGGTCAACGGGGCCACGATTAGTCTCAAGGGAGCCGACAGGCCTGAGACAATGCGTGGTGTGTCCTTGAAGTTTCTCGTGATGGACGAGTACGCAGACATGAAGCCTGACGTATGGGAGCAGATCCTCCGTCCAGCACTAGCTGACCAAAAGGGATCAGCGATGTTCATAGGTACGCCTATGGGCAGGAACCACTTCTACGAACTGTACAAACTTGCGGAGCTAGGGGACGATGAAACTTACAAGGGGTGGCACTTTACCAGTTATGACAACCCACTCCTCGACCCTGAAGAAATTGATACGGCAAAGAAGTCAATGTCGAGCTACGCCTTCCGACAAGAGTTTATGGCCTCATTTGAAGCAAGAGGCTCCGAAATGTTCAAAGAAGATTGGGTCCACTACGGAGAAGAGCCAGAGGTTGGAGACTACTACATAGCTGTTGACTTGGCTGGTTTTGAGGAAGTAAACAAGAAACGGACGAAGAATACAAAACTAGATGAAACCGCAATCGCTGTCGTTAAAGTTAGTCCTGATGGTTGGTACGTTGATAACATTATACACGGGCGGTGGAGCCTTGACGAGACTGCCACCAAGATATTTCAGGCCGTTAGAGACTACAGACCCGTTAGCGTTGGTATTGAAAGAGGAATAGCAAAGCAAGCGGTTATGAGTCCCCTCACGGACCTACAGAAGCGGTACGGGACGTTCTTCCGTGTCGAAGAGTTAACCCACGGTAACAAGAAAAAGACTGACAGGGTTATGTGGGCGCTACAGGGACGCTTTGAAAACGGTTACGTATCTATTAACAAGGGTGAGTGGAACAACAGATTCTTAGACCAGTTGTTTCAGTTTCCAGATCCACTGACCCACGATGACTTGGTTGATGCGCTAGCGTACATAGACCAATTAGCACAAGTAGCGTACAGTTACGACTACGAAATAGACGAACATGAGATACTAGACGTAGTAGCAGGGTACTGACATGAGCATGTTTTGGAAAGAGTTTACAAAGAGTTTACCTAGTAATAAAGTTTTCAGACCTTTTAACACCTACGGAATATACGCAATCGGTGCTGTAGTGTTTTTTACACTAGGGTACTGTGTTGCTATGATTTAAGGAACCTAAGATGGCAGAAGAAATCTATAGCCAAGATCCTCTGATGATAGAGGAGTCGTTGGAAGAGTGGGTGATGACCAAGTGTGAAAACTGGAGAGATCACTATGAATCAAACTACGAACAAAACTTTGAAGAATACTATCGGCTATGGCGAGGTCAGTGGGACCCTGCTGACTCCGAAAGAGCGTCAGAGCGTTCTCGCATTATCTCTCCTGCGCTTCAGCAGGCTGTAGAATCTAACGTAGCAGAACTAGAGGAAGCCACGTTTGGTAGAGGTAAGTGGTTCGACATTACGGACGATGTTAATGACCAAGACAATCAAGACATAGCGTACCTCCGCAAGAAACTGTCTGAAGACTTTGAGGCCTGTAAAATACGCAAGGCTGTTGCTGAGTGCTTGATTAACTCTGCCGTCTTTGGTACAGGAATCGGTGAGATTACTCTAGAAGAAATCAAAGAAATGGCCCCGGCTACACAGCCCATCATGGACGGACAGTTGACCGCCGTGGGTGTTAACATTACAGACAGGGTTGTAGTCAAACTGAAACCCGTGTTGCCTCAGAACTTCCTGATCGACCCCGTAGCTACGTCAGTAGATGACGCTATGGGTGTGGCTATTGATGAGTTTGTGTCTAAGCACAGCGTAGAGATACTACAGGAGCAGGGTGTATACAACGATGCTCTCATTGAGTCTGCCGCACCCGATGCAGACCTAGAGCCTGACCAAGACCTCACGATTTACAACGACGATAAAGTACGTTTGACTAAGTACTACGGTCTAGTGCCTCGTGAGTTACTTGAAAACGAAGGCGTAGACGTAGAAGAGGACTCTAAATACGTAGAGGCTATCGTAGTTATTGCTAACGGTGGTACGCTTCTGAAGGCTGAAGCTAACCCTTACATGATGAATGATCGTCCTGTTGTTGCGTTTCCTTGGGACGTAGTACCCGGACGCTTCTGGGGCCGTGGTGTTTGTGAGAAGGGCTACAACAGCCAGAAGGCGCTTGATACAGAGCTACGAGCGCGTATTGACGCACTGAGCCTTACGATTCACCCAATGCTCGCTATAGACGCTACACGGCTTCCTCGTGGGGCTAAACCAGAAGTACGCCCCGGAAAAATGATCCTAACCAATGGAGATCCTCGTGAAGTACTTCAGCCATTTAACTTTGGACAGGTCGGACAAATTACGTTTGCACAGGCCGCATCGCTTCAGCAGATGGTTCAACAGGCTACAGGAGCAGTTGATTCAGCAGGAATTGCTGGCAGTGTTAACGGTGAAGCTACTGCCGCTGGCATTAGTATGTCTCTTGGCGCTATTATTAAACGCCATAAGCGCACTCTGATCAACTTCCAACAGTCGTTCCTACTCCCGTTTGTAACCAAAGCCGCATACAGGTACATGCAGTTTGATCCTGAAAACTATCCTGTATCTGACTATAAGTTCAATGCCACAAGCACTCTAGGCATTATCGCTCGTGAGTACGAGGTAACACAGTTGGTGCAACTCTTGCAGACTATGAAGCAAGACAGCCCACTGTACCCTGTGCTTATCCAGAGCATTATTGACAACATGAACCTCAGTAACCGTGAGGAACTCATTGCGGCAATGCAACAAGCGGGACAGCCCAATCCTGAAGCACAGCAGATGGCTCAGATGGCTCAACAGACTCAGATAGAGTTTCAGCAGAGTCAAACTGCCGCCCTCGCCGCACAAGCCGCTGAGTCGCAAGCCAGAGCATCTAAGTACGACATGGAAACACAGTTGCTACCAGAAGAGTTACAAATTGAAAAACTGGAAGCAATCACAAGGAATCTCAAGGAAGGGGATCAAGAAGACAAGGAGTTTGAGCGACGCTTAAAAGTGGCAGACGCCCTGCTAAAAGAAAGGCAAATAGAAGGAAAACGTCCTAATGCTAATGACACAAACCGAAATGACCAAATTTCTAGACCAGATCAACCAAGCGTTCAAAGACCAGTTCGACAAATTGGACTTACTGGAGAGCCGGGTCAAGGATCTGGAGGAGAAAGCTAATGCCACAGAAAAAGGACCCAAGGCTGGCGCGAGCAGGAGTAAGCGGGTACAACAAGCCAAAGAGGACGCCTAACCACCCATCTAAGTCGCACGTAGTTGTAGCTAAGTGTGATGACGGTAAGGTTAAGACTATACGATTTGGACAGCAAGGAGTTAGTGGTGCTGGAAAAAGTCCTAAGACTGCTAAGGAAAAAGCGAGGCGTAAGTCCTTTAAGGCTCGTCACGCTAAAAACATAGCCAAGGGCAAATGCTCTGCGGCTTATTGGGCAAACAAAGTCAAATGGTAAGGAGATAATTATGCCATACGGACCCGGAACATACGGAAGCAAAGTAGGAAGACCCCCAAAAGCTAAAAAGAAAAAGAAAGCTTCAGCTAAACCAAAGCGCAAAACAGGCGCTCGTAGGTCTATGTAATGGCTAGGGGACTATACAGCAATATTCATGCTAAACGCAAGAGAATTGCCGCAGGATCAGGAGAAAAGATGCGTAAACCCGGATCAAAAGGCGCTCCTACGGCTAAAGCCTTCAAAAAGGCCGCTAAAACAGCCAAAAAGAAACGGTAATAATACCCACAAATAACACTTGACTTTTAGTCAAAAATATGTTATAATAGGAGATATAGAGACAACCTTATGGCCTCACTAGATCAAGAAACAGAACAGTATTACGATAAGTACTTTGACCTGTTTAACAACCCC